ATATTAAAAAGACAATATCAGAACAGATTAAAGTTACTAAAGATAAAATCATTCAAATTAAATTAGAAGAAGTTTCTAAATTAATAAATGAATTAAATAAAAAAGATAAAGTAAAAACCGACCATTTAGTAGACCTACTCCAATACCACAGTCTTTTAAATGAATTAAACAAAGTTCATGCATCATTATAGGCTTAAAGAAATAGAAGTAGGTGATACAGCGATTAGAATGGGTAAAAAATCTACGGTTTCTGCTATTGACGATAAAACAGGTAGAATCGAATGGGATATAGTAGATGCTGCTGATTTTTCATCTGTATATAAATCACTATCTAAGGCAAAAGATTTTTTAAGTACATTAGAAAAAGAAGGCAAAGCTAAAGATGATACTGTAATAGACGGATTCGCTAGAGACATAGCCAAATTATTTAATGCATTCAGAACACACGTTAGAAAGACATATCCAAAAGAATACGAACGTGTATCAAGATTAAAAGAATCTATTACTGAAGCTAAAAACATGACTTTTGGAGATTTTTTAGATGATTTAGATAATAGATTTGTAGATATTTTAAAAGCTGCTAAAGGCTTAAATGCTGAAAACAGCAATACAATTGATATGAGAGCTACACTAAATCAAAATTTTACTTTATTTAGAAATTACATATCAGCATTAAAAAAACAATATAGTGATGAACTAGGGAAAGAATTAACATTTTCTGTAGAAGAAATGTCTACAACTGGTGGTGGTGCCGGAGCTGCTTCATTTAGTGGTGGTACAGGAATGCAATACGCTACACCTTATGCTTTTAGATTAAAAGGTAAAAAACCAAACATTAAAGCATATAAAGAAATGGGTTATGAAGAAGTAAAAGAAGACATTTCATTAGAGGAAATGGAAGAATTTGCTGAAGGTAGAGGTGAAGGTGCAGATAAAATAGCAGAAAATGCTAAAGAAAAAGGTGGTAATTCGATGTTAACGTATCACCATTTTAAGGTTAAATCACCTTACTATAAAGAAGCATCAGATGGTAATTTTAATAAAGACAAATTTACTGAAGAATATAAAGGATTTTTAGAAGAACTAAGTGAATCTACCAAAGATGGTATGGACATTGACCCAATAGCATTTCAAGAAGTTATGGGTAAAATTGAAGTTTTAGGTGAATTATTAATTGAAAATAAAGAACCATTAAACGAAATTAAAGAAGACATTGGGGCTACATTAGGACCAGGACCTAAAGCAAGTAGTGATGGGGTTAAAGATAGTGCATATGTAAAACAATTTAAATATTCATTAGTTCCTAAAAAAATTAAAAATTCAGGTATTGAAGTAAAACAATTATTTGAAGATGATACCCCACAAGTTAAATTCCAAAAACAAAGAATAGAAGCATTTAGTGTAATTGAGAAAGAACTTAACGATATTTATAAGATGATAAGCAACGCAAAAGATGAAACTTTAGATTATTACAATGATAATCCTTCATCATATGCAGTTGTTAAATCAACTGATTTAGTCATTGATTATTTAAGAGATATTAAATCTCTACTAAAACCAACATAATGAAGAGAAAAACATTACAAGAACAATATAATTTAATTAAAGAAGGAAAAGGTCACGATAATTCATTTATAAAAGATGCTAAGAGACAATTCCCTAATTTTGTTCGTACATCAGCTAACATTAATGAAACTATTGATAGTTTAAAACGTAATCATATTATTAGTGAAAATTATGTAGATTTAAAACCTTTAAATAACCCACTTAGTGAAAGGAAAAAAGAAGGATATGAAACAGCATTTGCTAAATTTCTAGAAGAAGCTAAAGCAATAGAAAAGAAAACATCTAAAGAAGTTGAAGAATTACAAGCGCCTAAAAAAGGATACGATTATAAAGATGATAAACTTCTTAATAATGTAGCAGGTGAGCAATTCCGTCAAGGGTACTACACAGAACTTACAGATGAAGCCAATGCAGATAAAACTAAACAAGAATTAATTGATTTAGTAATTAAAAACTTAGATAAAAATCCATCTTACTATGTAGAAGAAGCTCAATTTGGTGTTAAAGGAATTGGCTACACAGAAGACTACCCAGGATTAGGTAAAGGTAAAATGGTTAAAGACGCTGGTAAAGGTGGTGGATATGGAGAAGCTACTAAAAAAGACTTTCCTAAAGGAGAAGTAGGAACAGGGTACTTAGCTGAAGGTAAAAAACCAGGATACATAGCTAAACTTGCTGAAATAGATAAACAATCAAAAGTAGTTGCTTTAGAGGCAAAAATTGAAGCATTAGCAGAAATTATTTCAACAAAAGAAACAAGAATTTCAATGATATCAGAAGATGAAGATCTTGCTGAATTAATGGATAAAGGTAAAATTAAAGAAATCCAAAAAGAAATTAAAATTTTGATGAAAGAAAAAGCTAAAATGGAAAAGCTTTACGAAAAAATGCGTGGTAAGAAGAAAGAGGTAATGGAAGAGGATACTGAAGTTCAAGAAGATCTAGGTTCAGACGATGTAGTTGATTTAAACGTAGATAATCCTGCAAGAGATGCAGAAATAGGAATGAATTTACCACAATAAGAAATTATGAAGCAAGTACTTATAGAAACACAAATGTTTAAACCTGTTAAAGGAATGCTATCAGAAGGTAAAATGTCTGAAAGTGGTAATCCTTTAGTAGAAGGTATCTTAGCTACAGCTGAAATTAAAAATGGTAACGGTAGGTATTATTCTAAAGATCTATGGGACAGAGAAATAGACAAATACAGAGAACTAGTAGACCAAAATAGAGCAATGGGAGAATTAGACCACCCAGAATCTCAAGTTGTAAATTTAAAAAATGTTTCACACAATATAAAAGATATGTGGTGGGATGGAGATAATGTAATGGGTAAGATAGAAATTTTACCTACACCATCTGGAAATATATTAAAAGCTTTAATTGATAGTGGAGTTACTTGTGGTGTATCATCACGAGGAATGGGTTCATTAGAACAAAGAGGAGAATTAATGGAAGTTCAAGATGATTTTGAACTATTATGTTGGGATTTTGTATCAACCCCTTCAAATCCGGGTTCATACATGAAAACTATTAAAGAAGGAAAAGAAATTAATACTAACCCCTATAAAAAAATAAGTTCTATTATAACGGAAATATTATGCTCAAATGGCAGCTGCCCCATTATATAGAACTATGGATGAACCAATATTAATTGCACTCATATCAGCCTTAGGGATTAAAGAAATTTGGAATATCATCAAAAAGAGGATGGACCAAAAAAATGATCAAATTAAGCGAGAAGATAACTTATCTCTAAAAGTTATAGAAGAACTAAGATCTAAACTAAAAAATCTAGAAGAAAAACAAAACATACTTATAGAGGAAAATACAGCGCTAAAAATCAAGGTAGCTAGAATGGAAGAACGTATAATTAAAAGTGCGGCCCATAGTAAAAAAAGAAAATAAAAAACTAATCAGTTTTATAGTTTTCCTCAAGCAATAACAACATACAAAAAAATTTAACTTGTTTCAACAATAGTTGCATTAACTCAATTATTAACTAAACTTTTAATCATGGAAGAAATAATGAACAAAATAACAGGTTTTTTAGGCGGGATAACAACAATTCTATTATCCTTTGTATCACTAAGTATCTTAGCTGAAGTAATATTCGGGGTAGGAGTATTTGGTACCAGTGTAGTAGCCAATGTCATGGAGCTTATTAAAGCCCTAGGTGACGGAGGATTTGTTGGGGTCATAGCCCTAATTATTTTAATTCAACTTTTTTCAAATAAAAAGTAGGAGTTAAGAGATAATTGCTAGCACAAAAACCTAGGAAGAAATTTCTGGGTTTTTTTTGACTTTAAATAATTTTCATATACGTATACTCGTAAATATGCCGTTTCTATACGGTATTAGACAAAATGTTTAATTACTATTACGTTTAACACAATAAACGTACTTTCCCAACAAAAATAAATTTAGGAAGAATGAACAGAGAATTTTTAAAAGAGGCTATCGCCGATGCAAAAGCTGTCAAAGAATCAGCAATTGCAAATGCTAAAGTTGCTCTAGAAGAAGCTTTCACTCCCCAACTTAAATCTATGCTTGCTGCTAAGCTCGAAGAAATGGATTCTGTAGATGAAGACGACGTAAAAGAAATGCGTGGTTCATCTTATGAAGAAGACGACACAATGAGAGAAGAAATGACTGATCCAGACATGAGACATGGAGAAGACGAAGATGGCAAACCTGAAGCTGGTGCTCTTAAAGCAACAGAGAAGGATAGAGAAATAAATGAGGACGAAGAAGTTAATCTAGATGAAATTTTAGCTGAAATTGATAACGAGGTTTCAGAAGACGCCAGAACAGATGCCGAAGAAGAAGGCTATGAAGATGGTATGGAAGATGAAAAAGAAGATATGGAAGATGATGAATTAAATCTTGACGATATGTCAGATGATGATTTAAAATCATTCATTGAAGACGTTATCGCTGATATGGTTAGTGCTGGTGAATTAGAAGCTGGTACAGAATTTGAAGCAAAAGACGAAGAAGTCGAAGTAGAAGTTGAAGACGAAATAGAAATTTCGGAAGAAATGAAAGACGAAGATAAAATGGAAGAAGCAGTAGGTAACCCTATTAGCACTTCTGTCAAAATGGGATCTAAAAATAAGTACGATGAAGATTTCATGAAAGCTATTAAAGGTGATATTAAAAATTTATCATCAGAATTAAAAGCTTCAATGAAAAAAGCTCTTGGACTTAGTGAAGATCTTGACGAAATCAATACTAGTGCAGGTATGAATTTAAGCTATACTAAAGGAAATAAATACGATGAAGATTTCATGAAGGCTTTTAAAGGTGATATTTCAAAACTATCACAAGGTTTAAAAGACAAATTGAAAGGTCTCTTCAAAGAGGAAATGGAATTAGATGAAGCTTATAATACTATCAACACTTTAAGGTCTGAATTACACGAAGTAAATTTACTTAACGCAAAACTTCTATACACAAACAAGATTTTTAAATCAAAATCATTGACTGAGAAACAAAAAGGTAAAGTTTTAGAAGCGTTTGACAAAGCAAATGACGTCAAAGGAGTAAAATTAGTATACGAAACTCTAGATAAAAACATGAAAGTGAAATATAAGAGTTCAGTTACTGAAGGAATCGTAGGTTCCGCTTCTAAGGGCATGAGTAATGTTAAAACTATGAAAAAACAACCTATAGTTGAATCAAATGAAATGGTTTCTAGATTTCAGAAACTTGCAGGTATAAAATAAATTATAAATTAAAATTAAAACTTAAAAAATGAGTCAATTAAACTCCCTTTTAGAAAGTGCTAATCCTTATAAGTCGCTACAAAGTGATGCGGCTAGATTAGCAAACAAGTGGGATAAGACAGGATTGTTAGAAGGTATCGGAAATGAAACCAACAAAAACAATATGTCTATGATCCTAGAAAACCAAGCTAAGCAATTAGTTATGGAAGAAAGTAGCACAGGTGGTGGCGCTGGTGCTGGTACATTTACTCCTGGAACAGGAGCACAATGGGCTGGTGTAGCTTTACCATTGGTAAGAAAAGTATTTGGACAAATAGCAGCAAAGGAATTTGTTTCTGTTCAACCAATGAACTTACCTTCTGGTCTAGTATTTTTCCTAGATTTCCAATATGGTACTACAAAAACTCCATTTGCTGATGGTTCATCTTTATACGGTGATCCAAGTCAAACTCCTCCAGGATTTGGTAACACAAATACAGGTGGTCTTTATGGTGCTGGTAGATTTGGTTATTCAATCAACAACACATCTTCAGTAATAGCAGCTGGAAACATGGCAACATCTTCCGCTAACTTTTACTCAGATTTAGATGCTGATAGTGATTTTTTAACAAGAATCTCTGGTTCAGGTGCTACTCAAGTACAAGTATGTACAATACAAAAAGCAGCTTTAGGTGCAAATGCTGATTATGAAGCTATTCAAGGATTTTACCTTTCAGGTTCAAATGGTCCAACAGTAGCTCAACAATTCCCACAGTTTACTAAACAAACTGCTACAACTATTGACTTTATCGTTACTAGTGGATCTATTGATCCAGCAGGTGCTGCAGGTGTTGCTTCATTAATATATACATTACAACCAACTGATGCTGATAGAGGTGATTTTGAAGAAGGTAATAACAACCTAAACAATAACAACAACCCAATCACTATCCCAGAAGTAAATGTACAAATGAGAAGTGAAGCTATCGTAGCTAAAACTAGAAAATTAAAAGCTGTTTGGACTCCTGAGTTTGCTCAAGATTTAAATGCTTACCATTCTCTAGATGCAGAAGCAGAATTAACATCAATTATGAGTGAATACATTTCATTAGAAATTGATCTAGAAATTTTAGCAATGCTATTAGATGCTGCTCCAACTACAGAGTACTGGAGTGCTAATAATAACGAAGCTATTTCTGCAACAGGTGTAGTACAAGCTGATTTAGGATTCTATAACTCTCAAGGTCAGTGGTTCCAAACTTTAGGAACTAAAATGCAAAAACTATCTAACGAGATTCACCAGAAAACTTTAAGAGGTGGTGCTAACTTTATGGTAATTTCTCCAAAAGTAGCAACTATTCTTGAATCAATCCCAGGATTTGCTTCAAATTCTGATGGTGATGCTGCTAAGATGAAGTATGCGTTTGGTGTTCAGAAAGCTGGACAAATGAACAGTAGATATGATGTATATAAAAACA